ATGACCGTCGCACATGTCTTTGACCGCACCTGCAGCGAGCCCATTACGGCCATCGAGATCCGCGATGCGCATGGCAAGCTGTACGTCATAGACCGTGACGTGCGCGCGAACACCTACTTCGAGGAGTGGGATTGCGCGTACATCGTCATGTCGTGCGGGCGCACGCTGTTCCCCCCAGGGCGCGTCAACAAGTTCATCATTGGTGGGCGCGAGGCCGCTCGCCACGTGTTCAACAACGGCAGCCTTGTCTCCGTGGACAAGTCTTCGCTGACTCTGGTTTCGGCCACCAACGGCTGCGTCAGCGTTGGCGGCGGCGTGCGTTGGTGTGGCGCCGGCAGTGACGACGGGTACAGCCCCGAGGTCTTGTACCAGTACGACGCGGCGGCCACTCCCGGCTACAGTGGTTGTTTGCTGTGGGACTCCAACATCAACCGTGTCGTCGGCATGCACGTCGCCGGTTACGGCAGCAAGGGCTATTCGGTGCCAATCAACACGGCGCTCATCGCTGACGCGCTCAAGGTCATCGGATCCGAGTTCTCGTGCACCAGCCACGAGGCCATCCCACCTGAGTCCATCCACCGCGAGCTTTCCGTCACTTCCCACGCCGCGGAGTTCGTGATGCACAAGGCGGGCAACAACATCGGCCGCTTGACCACCGGTATCAGGCCATCGAGCATTTCCAAGCTACTGCCCACCACGCCGTCCTGTGAGCCAGTCCTGCGCGGCGTGTACAAGGACAACATGGACACCATGTCCAGGAACTTCGCCAAGCTCAACGACTGCGACAACTCCCTCCCCCTCCCCGAGGTGGCGGACGAGTTGTTCGCGTGCATGACTCACCACTACAACGCCTCCCGCGCCTCCACCTTGGCGGGTTGCCCTTTGCGCACCCTCACCGTCCTTGAGGCGGTCAACGGTGCGCGAGTTGGCAATTTGGTGATGAAGCGCATGGACCTGTCCAAAGCTGGCGGCGCCGGGTACCCCGGCAAGAAGGAACGTCACTTCACGACCGTCGACGGCGTGGACACCCCCACCGCCGAACTCGCCGCGGAGATCGATCGTATCATGCGCGTGTGCCGTGATCGCGTCGTCCCCGCCACGGTCCTTCTGGCATCGCTCAAAGACGAGACCCGCCCACCGGGCAAGGACGCCCGGCCTATCTACGGGTCCAGCCTCGCCCACCTCATCGTTGGCAGGATGCTGTACCTCATGGGCTTGTCTGTCATCAAGGCGGATTGCGAGCGCGCGCCAGTGGCTGTGGGTATCAGCATGCAAACCACAGGTGGCCGCGCGCTCTATGAGCGTTTCGGCGACCTGCCAATCCACGCCAGCGACTCCAAGGGGCACGACAACCACATGTCCCACGGCGCCGCCGCTGTTTCCTGGCGGGTGCTCGCGGCCATGTACAGCGATCCTGATGGCGACGCCCGCCAAGCCTTCGGCCTGAGCTGCTGCGCTACTTACCGCCTCGCGAACGCGTCGATGCTGTACGTTGTCGGCACGGAGGGCTCCGGTCTTCTCGCCACGTCCGAGATCAACGCGATATTTGTGGCGGGCATCACCGCTGTCGCGCAGTGGCGCTGCATGCGCGGCAAGGCTGAGGCGCTGCACCCCAACATTCCTCGTGCGGAAGCCTGGGCACTTTGTGGCGTGCCCGTCGACGCGCCATCCATGTGGAA